CACTACCCGATAATCTGACGGTCGGCGGCTGGCTTGACCTCACCGGATGCACGGGGCTGACCGCACTACCCGATAATCTGACGGTCGGCGGCTGGCTTTACCTCACCGGATGCACGGGATTGACCGCACTACCCGATAATCTGACAGTCGGCGGCTCGCTTTACCTCACCGGATGTACGGGGCTAACACAGCTACCCGATAAATATAAGCCGCGAAAGCTCAAAAACGGTGACTATAAGGCGGGACGGTATCTTTATGCAGACAATATACTCACGCACATCAAGCGCGTAAAGAAAATGGGCAAATACTATTACTATATCGGCAAAATAAGAGGTAAAAACGTTATCTTTGACGGCAAGCATTATGCACACTGCAAGTCATTTTCCGACGGCGTAAAGGACATTGAATTTAAGAATGCCAAAGAGCGAGGCGCAAAGCAATACAGACAGCTCAAGCTGTCAGACACGGTGACAAAAGATGACGCTATAACGATGTATCGCATTATAACCGGAGCTTGCCGCGCGGGCACGGACGGCTTTGTCGACAGCCTCGGCAAAACGAAAGACAGATATACCATTGCCGAGATAATCGAGATTACAAAAGGGCAATACGGCGCTGCGGTATTCGAGAATTTCTTCAAGGAGGAATAAAACATGAGCGAACAGACACACGCGCAGAAAGCAATGATACTCGAGCATTTTCTCCAAGGGAAAACGCTCACGCAGGCAGAAGCCTACGACAGATACGGATGCTTCCGACTTTCGGCGAGAATACGCGAAATAGAGCTTATGGGCTACACGGTAGAACGGTCTCGCGAATGTGCGCAGAACAGATACGGAAAGCAGGTTTACTACACAAGATATTACATACCGGAACAGGAGGCAATAAATGCCGAGATACATTGACGCTGAAAAAATCAAATACACAGAATACATAAACGGCGATGTGACCGTTTCAAAAGACTTGGTTGAAAAAATCCCCACCGCCGATGTGCAGGAGGTGAAACATGGACATTGGGCACGTCTCGGATGGGACGAGTGGTGCTGTACCTGTTGCGGTTTCGTGACAACAACAGAAGGGTCATGGGATAAACCGACAGAAAAGTATTGCCCAAACTGCGGCGCAAAGATGGATTTAGAATCTAAAAAAGCAATGAGAGGAAGCAATTGAAGCATGGAACAGGAGGGTTAATAATGCCGTCACTTAACAAATGCATTTTTATAGGGCGCATAGTGGACGACCTCGAGCTGAAACAAACAAACGAGGGTATCTACGTAATAAAATTTTCGATTGCGGTTTCGAGGCGCGTTCCGCCGAAGGAAAAAGGGGATTATCCGCCCAGCGATTTCTTGCGCATAATCGCATGGAGAAAGACCGCCGAATTTATAGCAAGATTTTTCCGAAAAGGCGATTTCATTTCGCTTGTCGCCGAGGCACAGAGCGCATCGTACACGGACAGCAACGGAACACGCAGATATACCACGGAATTTTTGGTGCAGGAAGCGAATTTCATAACGCCGAAGGGAGCGCCTGTACCGCCCGACAACATAGAGCCTACGCCAAATCCCGATTTCGGCACGGTGCCGCGATATGCCAAGAACAGCACGCCGAACTTCACGGAGACGACCTTCACGGATGACGATTTCCCGTTTTAAGCGAAAGGCGGTAAAAAATGGCGGAGGGATGGATTTGTCTGCACCGGAAGATGCTGGACAACGGCACGGTGTGCAGGGATGCCGCACACATGGCTATATGGGTCTATCTGCTTCTCTCTGCCGAGCACGAAGAAACGGAAGTCTTATTCGGCGGAGAAAGGCAGGTTCTCAAAGCGGGTGAGCTGATGATTTCGGTCAACAAATTTGCCGAGACATACGGAATAGAAAAAAATAAAACATGGCGCATTCTCAAACGGTTTGAAGCGGAAAAACAAATCACAATATGTTCCGACAAACAACAGACAATGATAAAAATCACGGAGTGGGGAAAATACCAATTTTCGAGTGTTTCCGAAAAAGTGAGACACGAAGTGAGACACGAAGTGAGACACGGTGAACATCCCGAAAACACAGACGTGACAACGGCTTTCGGGCTTGCAAAAAATGAAAGTGAGACACGAAGTGAGACACCGAGTGAGACACGAGCACAAAAAAGCGAAAAAGAAAAAAAGACTTTTCCCCCACACCCCCTTATAGAAAAAAATAAAAAGCCAAAAAAATTTAAGGCACCCAACAAGGTTTATTATAATGCCGAGTGCGAACCCAAGCTCAGCTTACAGACAGAGCATATCGAAAATAATTCAGTCCACAAAGTCTCACTACGTTCGACCGTGCGCACACACGCACGCGAAAAGGGCGAGACGGAAAACGTGCTAAAAAAAGAAATCATCGATTTTTTTGTCGGGCACGGCAGTGACGAAAATACGGCAAAGCGGTTTTACGACTACAACGCCTTAAAAAATCCGAACTTTACGGACTGGAAATATTTTGCCGGAAAATGGAACAAGCTTGAGCGCGCACCTCTCGGTGCACTGCCGAGGGGACAGCCGAAAGAAAAAGAAAAAGAATGCGGCTTTGACCTCGATGAATTTTTCGAGCTGGCGCAGAGGAAAGGAGCGGAGAGCCATGAAAAGGCTGATACGCAAAATAATACACATGCTCCGTGACGGAGTAAAAACGGCAAGAGGCTATTTTGAGAGAGCCGACGCGAAAGACGCGATAATCTATGCGGAATATCAAAGCTACACGGACAGGTGGGCAAACTCATGAATATCTTAAAAAAAGCAATCGATTATCTGAGGCAGCCAAAAGCGGGACAGAAATTCGGCATGCTGACCGTGATACAGCAATTCGGCTGGCGGCTTGATGAACGCGCGTATTTCTGCAAATGCAGATGCGGCAACTTCTGCTTTCGCACCGCAAAGCAGCTGCGCGGAGATTATTTCCCTAATTGCGGATGCCTCGACAGATACACGGGAGGAAGAAACGATGAATAAAAAAACATTACGCAGAGCGCTGAAGAAAGCGGCGACAATACCGGAAAGAGAGGAGCGCATACGGCTTGAGGCGAGACGGGAACTCGCGGACGAGCTGATGATTGAGCTCCGGTGCAAAAGCGAAAAAGAACTTACGCTGGGGTTCGAAACACCGATAGACGATGGTGTGACGGCGCTCGTGCATTTCAAAAAGGCAATGATTCTCGAATGGGTAATGAGCCTGATATGCGGAAAGGTGTACGAAGAATGAGAGCACCTTACATGAGCAAAGAAGATATAGCCGCCAACTACAAAATGGCTAAATACAAATACCGCCAGATAGGCATTCTCGCAGACCTCAATCTCTGCAGGCGCAAGGACATAATCGCAATTCTCATGGAAAAGGGCGTTTACATACCGCCGAAATCGGGGAAGGGAGAGGGCAAAGGATGCAGACTGAGCGGATAAGCGAAACTGTGATAAAAGCTATCACCGAGGAATTTGAGCGCGGGCTTCGCATGCATCTCTTCTCCGACAGTGTTTATCCCACAGAGGTGACCGTGCATACGGAATATCCCGAAAGCAAGCAGACGATAACCATAAATTTCCACGATGTGACGGAAAGGATACGAAAATGGGAAAATTCAAAAATCCGCTCATAAAGCAGAAATTGCGCGAGAGCGAAACGCGCAGGATAGCCCGCGAGGAATACGACAGAATATGCCGCAAATGGACGGAAAGGTTCAATCTCGTTTCAAATACCATTGCGCTATACACTCTCCACACGGCTTTCGGTTTCGGAAAAGGCAGGCTGACGAGGTTTCTCTCCGCCTGCCAGAGCATACAGGCGCAAATGAGCGAGCGATATGAGGACGCGGATTTCTACGCCATGAAAAAGGCTCTGCTCGATATTGGGATTGACACCGAAAAGATAGTCGGCGAGATGATGGCGGACGAAAACAGCGCATGGACGGGAGTTGATACGAATTGAGCCTGACATACACCGACTACGCCAACCGAGCCGAATGGCTCAAAGGCAGAGCCGCCACGATAGGCGCAAGCGAAGCCGCCTGCATCCTCGGCATGGGCTTTATGAGCCCTGACGACCTGTACAGGGAAAAGACGGGAAAGCCGCGAGCCGTACACAAGAGCGGGTCGGAAAACCACCGCATAGCATACGGCACGGCGGCAGAGGAACATTTACGTGGGCTATTTGCCCTGCAATTTGCCGCAAAATACCAAATGGCTTATCATCCTTTTCGCGTTTACATAAACGACCGGCACCCGCACATGAGCTGCACGCTTGACGGCGAAATAGAATCAATCGACGGCAGGCGCGGCATATGGGAATGCAAAACGGCATGGATTATGCGAAAGAGTGATGCGGACGAATGGAACGGCAAGCTGCCGCAGAAATATTATATTCAGCTGCTCGCACAGCTCGCGGTGACGGAATACGACTTTGCCGTGCTGACGGCACAGCTCATATATCCCGACGGAGCATCCGAGATAAAGCATTTCCCCGTTCAGGCTGCCGAGGTAAAGGCGGACATGGAATATCTCGCCTGCGAATGCGAAAAATTTTACACGGACTGCATAATGGCGGACAAGCCGCCGAAAACACTTTTAACTTTGTAGGAGGCAAAAATGATTTACATAGGCATAGACCCCGGCAAATCGGGCGGAATAGCGGCGATAATCGACGGCAAAGCCATGGCATGGGCTTATGACGACGCGGTACTGAAAAACGTGCTTCGAACCTCGGGCGGAGAGGGTACGATGTGCTTTGTCGAAAAAGTGAGTGCGATGCCGAAACAAGGCGTAACCTCGATGTTCAACTTCGGCAAGTCTTTCGGGTACATTCTCGGAATGCTCGAATACACCGAAACACCATATCAGCTGATACCGCCGCAGAAATGGAAAAAGGCATATTCGCTCGACGGCGACAAGGCTCACTCCGTAGCCGCATGCAAAAGGCTTTTCCCCGAGATTTCGCTTCTGCGAACGGAACGTTGCTCAAAAGAGCATGACGGAATGGCGGAGGCTCTGCTGATAGCCGAATACTGCCGAAGGATAACGGGAAAGGAATGAAAACATGGAAAACGCGAAAATGAAAATAAAACGCGAAATAGGCACTGTAGGCGTAGGCACTGGGCTTAATGCCGAAGAGCGGCTCTCGCTTGTGCATCTGCTGATAAAAGCGGGATATGCGTGCAGAATTTCACGCCGGAAAGTATCTGACAGGGTCGGATATGCGTATTTCGTAGAATACTGGGAGGAATAAACACATACGCGGAGCGTGTGTGTTGGCGTCGCCGAGACAGGAGGAATTAAGCAATATGCGAAGCATGTTGCTTGGCGTCGCCGAGACAGGAGGGCAATTCTTCTATAGGGAAAGCCTTAATAAAACGCAAAAATAACGGGAAAAAGGAGAAAAACATGATTGAAATAAAGTGCAGATACAACGGGCAGAAATCGCCATACGGCGACTACTACCGCGAATTTACGGTTAAGACAACCGAGGGCGAAAGCCGGAACGACATACTCGTCTACATAAAGCGCGGCGAAATTACATGCCGCCCCGAAAAAGAAACTTGGGAAAAGAAGCTTCGCGAAGGCGGCGAAGAGGCGGACATGAGATATTATTTCCGCGGCTACTACACGCTGACGCAGATAGGCAAAAACGAATGGCTCTATACGACTGTAGAGCCGTATACGGATTGAGACATTTTATGAACCGCATATATGAGGAGGCACGGCAGCTGCCGATATTCGGCGGGGAAAAGCCGTTCCGGACAGAAAAGCCCATACGGCTGATAGAATTATTCGCGGGCTACGGTTCGCAGGCTCTCGCTCTGAAATATCTCGGCGTTCACTTTGAGCACTGGAAAATAAGCGAATGGGCTGTAAAATCCATTTCGGCATATAAAGACCTGCATTTCGGCAAAGACGAAACCGATTATTCCGCCGGTCTGACGGCGGAGCAAATAAAAGAATGGCTTGCCGGGCGTATATCGGCGGACTATTCGACACCGATGACCGAAAAGCAAATCGCGAAGCTTCCCGAAAAGCAGGCACGGAAAATTTACGGCAACATGCAGGCTACGCACAATCTCGGCTCGATACGAAAATGCGCGGAGAGGATTTGCAAATCACCGACACAGACCGCTACGAATACATAATGACCTACAGTTTTCCCTGTCAGGATTTGAGCAATGCGGGAAAAGGCGCAGGCATGGGAAGAAACAGCGGAACGCGGAGCGGGCTTCTGTGGGAAGTGGAGAGGCTGCTGAAAGAAACGGAAAACCTGCCGCAGATTCTGCTCATGGAAAATGTCCCCGAGGTAATCGGAAAGAAAAACATAAAGCATTTTTCGGAATGGATAGGCTTTCTCGATTCTCTCGGCTACAAATCAAAACGGAATCTGCTGAATGCGAAAAATTTCGGAATACCGCAGAACAGAAACAGATGCTTCATGGTGAGCATACTCGGCGATTATTACTACGAAATGCCGGACGGTTTTGCTCTCGATTATGTTTTGCGTGACTTCTTGGATTACGGTGTGGACGAAAGCTATTATATAAGCGACAAGGCAGTACGCGCATTAGAGCTCCATAAAGAGCGAAATGCCGCACGCGGAAACGGCTTCGGCTGGAACCCAACCTTCGGGGGGGTACAGCGCACACCATTAAAACAGAGGGCGGCTACAGACCGCACAGTAACTTTATTATTGAGCGGAAAGGGCAAAATCATAGAGAAAATCGGAACGACGACGGCAAACACAATAATGGCTCGCGACTGCAAAAGCTTCGGCAATCAGGCAATGAATGCGGTAGCGGAGTACCGCGGGCGGACGGCATCACGCTCGGAAAAAGCCGAAGCTTCGCAAGAGCACCCATGCCGGACATCTGCAGAACAATCGATACTCAAGGGATGAACGGAGCAGTGGAATGGAAGAACTGAATTGCATGAAGATTGCTACGCTGAGCGGCGGAAAATGGGACAACACATTGGAGCGCAGCTGCCGCGTTTATTCTGCCGATGCGATTTCTCCGACAGTCGTAACATGCACGGGCGGGGGGCAGGATGTGAAAATACTTGACGATGAAAACCGTGAATGCCGCGTGCGAAAACTGACCGAGGGCGAATGTTTCAGGCTGCAGGGCGTAAAAGACGAGGACTATGCAAAGATACGGAAAAATCACTCGAAATCCGCCTGCTATCATCTTGCGGGAGACAGCATATGCACAAGCGTACTGATGGCGATATTCGGACAGATGCTCGGGCTGGACTATGAAACGAAAATAAAAGAACTCACAAAAGAACTATCGAAAGGACGAAAAAATGGCAGAGATTGATTTTGACAAGGCTCTGACTGCATTTGCAGAGCCGGACATGCCTGTGACGGTGGAATTTACCGTACAGATGGACTTTGTGCAAAAGCTTCCGCAGATTCTCTCCAACATAGAGAAAATCAAAAGCTGGGCTACGGCACGCACCGAAAACGACAGAACGCTCATACTTCGCACGGATGAGGACTTTGAAAAAGCAAGAGAGCGTTGCGCCGAAATAAACAAGATAATAAAAAGCATAGACGACAAGCGCAAAGAGGTGAAAAAAGAATACACCGCGCCGCTTGAAATATTCGAAAAGTCGCTGAAAGAGCCTATCGCAATACTGCAATCGGCACGCGAAAACCTCTGGGGACAGGTTCTCGAAGCGGAGGACAGGGTCAAATCCGAAAAGGAAGCCGACTTCAAAAACTACTGGGAGAGCATCAGCGCAGACAATCCGTACCGCACATTCGAGCAGATTTTCGACCGGTCTTGGCTGAACAAAGGCAAGCGCAAAGAAGCGGTTTACTCTGCTATGGACGACGCATACAATGCTATCTGCACGGATATAGCGGCTATAAAAGGGCTCGGCTCGAAATACGAGGTATCGCTGCTTGAATATTACCGCGAAAATCACAGCATCGCGCAGATAATCGCATACAATGCGCGTCTCACCGCGGCAGAAAGCCGACAGCAAGCGGAAAGCGGCACGGACAAACAAATTCCCTCTGAAAATTCAAAGCCCGTGCAGAGCGTTTATGAAAACGAGAAAAGCATGCCTGATGATACGGAGGAAAGCATGACGATGGATTTCCGCGTTTATGCGACGAAAACGCAGCTCGCGAAGCTCAAAGAATTTCTCAACGCAAACAAAATAAAATACGGCAGAGTGCCGAAAGGAGAATAAAAATGGCTATAAGTAATCAGCTTGTACAGAATCAGAACGGCGGTGCAAGAACGCTATCCGCCTATCTCACGGGAGAAAAAGTACAGAAAAGTCTCGTTTCCACGCTCGGAAGCGAAAAGGAAATGCAAAAATTTGTCTCGAGCATCGTGGCGGCGGCAAGCGCAAACACGGCACTGCAAAACTGCGACTATTCCACGGTGGTGAGTGCCGCGCTTCTCGCAACGGCTCTGAATCTTTCGCTTTCGCCGTCACTCGGGCTTGCCTATATAGTGCCTTTTGACGACAAGAAAAACAATCGCACGGTCGGCACTTTTATACTCGGCTACAGGGGATATCTCCAGCTTGCAATAAGGAGCGGCTATTACGCCGACATCGATGTGACGGAAATCCGCCGCGGCGAATATCTCGGCAGAGACAGTGCAACAGGCAAGCCGAGATTTAAATTCATCGAGGACGACGACGAAAGAGAAAAGCTTCCCGTAGTCGGCTACATGGCATATTTCCGCTATCTGAACGGCTTTGAAAAGACCATATACTGGTCAAAAACGAAAATGCTCTCTCACGCCGACACATACAGCAAGGCTTTTTCGCTGGAGGGAAAGAACGGCAAAATGTCATTTGCCGATTTCGAGGCGGGAAAAGTGCCTGCCGACCAGCTCTGGAAATATTCCTCATACTGGTACAAGGACTTTGACGGTATGGCAAAGAAAACCATGATTCGTCAGCTCATATCCAAGTGGGGCATAATGAGCATTGACATGCAGAAAGCCTACGACGAGGATACAAAGGCAATCGACAAAGAGAATGACCTTTTCGTGGGCAACGGCGAAGCCGACGCGAGCGACAGCTTCTTCGGGAACACAGGCGGCGAATACCTCGACGAAGCACCCGCCGCAGAAATTGCGGAAGAAGCAAAGACCGAAATCAAGACCACGCGCGGCAGAAAAAAGCCCGTGCTTGATGTTGAACCCGATGGATTTTTTACAGAATGAATACGGCGGGCAAACGCCCGCCTGAAGGAGAAAAAAAGATGAATAATATATCAGAAATTCCGGCACTCATGATAGAAATGCTTGACACTTGTCCTAACTATAATTTGACCCCACGAGGGATTGAAATAATAAACGACATCGCGGATTATGCCGAACAGACAGAAATGTTTAAAATGAACGAGAGCCGCGGCGAAATCTTTGAAGGCAAGCCCTCAAAATTCATATTTGAATATATGCTTAACCGCGTTGTGTGTGCGCCATCGGTATTACACGTAAACGCGAGCATAATTCTTATTATGCCGTTTGTAAGAAAAAGGTTGAATGAAGAAATGGCAGGTGAAAAAGATGAAATGTAAGGATTGCATACACTACACGGCGCACAAGCATTTTTACTTCGGCGAAGAGGATTTTGACGAATATTTCAACGATGATAATGTAGAAAGCCAGTGCCCCGAATTTGAGGATAAAAAAGAATGGGTGAAATTACCGTGTAAAGTGGGTGCCACGCTTTATATGCCTTGGCAGTGGAATGGAACAAGCGCAATTGCGCAGCTCAAGGTTCTTCGAGTCGAGTATTCAGAATATGAGTTTTATGTGGAAACCGACTTTGAAAGCGATGATTATGACTATTACAAAAAATACCAGCGCGGTCATTTCATATTCGAAAATTTCGGTAAAATGGTATTTTTCACAAGGGAAGCTGCCGAAAAGGCACTCGCAGAAAGGAGCGAAAAATGAGCAAATGCACTGAAATAAGAGAAATCTGCGGCGATTGGGCTTTTGACATTGTTTACAACGATGGCGAAACTTTTATGTTACTTTTCAATTCTCGGCGGAATGCCGAAACCGTGAAAAGATGCCTTGAAGTTGATGACAGCGTGCCGAACGCGGCTACTCCGGTCGATTTTGTAGAGGTTGTACGATGCAAAGATTGCGCATATTTTGATAAAGACGCTGGGGAATGCGGAACATGCGGGGACATAGACGAGCCGTGCGGATATTGCCGCTACTGCGGGTGTTGCACAAACGATAACGGATATTGCCATTGCGGGAAAAGGAGCGAAAATGGAATATAAAAGATTGACTGATAAAGATATAACAAAAGTATGCTTCGATACTTGGGAACTGTGTGGGCTTGATAATGTATGCAAAAGAGATTGTAGAGAACCCGAACCCTGCAAAATTCCTCAAATAATACACAGACTTGCCGAGTTGGAAGACAAAATCGAAAACGGAACGCTTGTCGAGTCGCCTTGTAAAGTAGGAGATATAATTTACAATAAAAATATAAAATTTTACTTAAATCATAAAGAAATCCCCTTTGAAAAGCTAAGTGAGTTGCCGCAAATGACAACTGACCGAGAAAACCATACCATTACAGAAATAGTATTACACTATATAGATAAGGATGCGATATTCTTTTATACTAAAACAGAGCACTATACTGTGGCAGATGGTGCAGACGAGGAATATTATGGCGAAATGTAAATTTTATATAAAAACCGCAAGAGGTCGAAAATGTCAGCCGGAGCCGTGCAAACGCAAGGGATTGCCGGTCAGGAAGAAAGAACATCGACACTTCTGCAAAAATCAAATTTGTCAGAAGCGTGTAGGAGGTAAACGATGACGGAAAAATTGAAGTCCTGCCCATTCTGCGGATTTTACGGAACCGTGAAATTTGACACAGATGGCACGAAAGATTCAATGGGGAGAAAATGGGCATATACGGTTTCCTGCGATAGATGCTGTGCGTCCACAGGAGTATGCTGGAACCGTGAGATGGCTATTGAAGCATGGAACAGGAGGACAAATGATGCCGAAGTACATTGATGCTAATTTGTTAAAAGCCGAGTTCACCGGAAATTTTACAAAAGCATATGCTGTTCCCTTAATCAAGAGTATTATTGACCAACAGCCAACAGCTGATGTACAGGAAGTCAGGCACGGAAAATGGGCGCATCTCGGAGAGGATGAGTGGTGCTGTACCTGTTGCGGTTTCGTGACAACAACAGAAGGGTCATGGGATAAACCGACAGAAAAGTATTGCCCAAACTGCGGCGCAAAGATGGACGGGGGTGGCAAGTGATGACACCGAAAGAAGCAATAATCACTTGCCAAATAGCTTGTGACGATTGCAAGAGAAATCACTTTTTCGTCAGTTGCATCGAAGAACGATGCGCGAACTATATAAAGATAAAAGCACTTGAAAAACAGTTGCCAAAGAAGCCAATTACAGATAGTACTCATTATGCCGGCTTGGAAGATTTTTTCTGTCCGTCTTGTAAAAAAAGAATAGTTTCAAGGCTTGATGGAAAATGGTGTGCCGGGAGACCTCAAAAATGCTGCGGTAAGTGCGGTCAAGCATTAGATTGGGGTGATATATGATGCACGATAAAATGAAACTCGACTACAACAACCTGATACGGCTGATAATGGATGCTGTTTCGGGAAAGCAGGACGATGAAGAAGCGCAAAACACCGCATTCGGAATTGCTGTCGGGTTGGAGCTTTTGTCGTCCTACCTCAAAGACATTGCAACGCTCGCTATCAAGCGCAACGATGGCGAATTGCTTGAACTCTGCAAAGGACTTTTAATTATAACGGAGGACGATGATGAAACCGATATATGAACCGAAAGGCGCGTTCTCCGTCTGATTTAGCCGAAATCGCGCCGAAAATATGAACAAATTGTAAATTATGCAGTATAACCAATGTATGACTTTTTAAAAAAGCAACTTTTTGTGAAAAATTATGGTATAATGTAGCTGTAAAGAGCAATTCGCACGACTTCCCGCGAATTTTGTTCAATACGAAATCCATCATTAAGAGGGACGCAGGATGCCTTACATTGCTGAAAATAAATGTGCCCGCTGCGGCGCAGTGCTCAGTGAGGATAATTGCCGCGCTTGTGCCCGAAACCTTTCGGGCATGAGTGCGCTTTGCATCGACTGCGAGCAGGCTCGCTTTGACGAGCTCGAAAAAATGAACGGCGCATGCCTTGCCCTTTATTTTTCCTGCATAGCGTTTGATGTTCCTTGCCTCCCTCTTATTCCTCCTTCCGATTTTGAAAACTGCGAGGAGAAATGGAAAGTCTACATAAGCGCACTGCTGGAAAGCGACGGATATTACCGCCGCGGAAAGCCCGCCACATTTGCGGACGGCGAAACCAATATGCGGCGTATTTTCGGCAAGGATTTGACCGAAAGCGACTTTCTGCAGTATGTCAAAGCGCAGCAGGCTAAGCTGGCATCGCTCCCCGGTACGGAAGCACAGAGAAAGCGCTGGGGCACCGGTGCGAATATGACGACCGAGAAATACGATGAGCTTGACAGACTTTACGAGGTGCGAGCCGACAGCTACCGTGGACAGACTATCACGCCGCAGATGGACGACACGCTTATGCGCGTAGCCAAATGGTCTATGGCGGCGGATGAACTCGTAGCGGCGCGGAATTACCGTGCGGCAAAAGATGTTCAGACGATGATAGACAAGGAACTTGCCTCGGAGCAGATGAGAAAAAAAGACGAAAAGCCTATTGAAAACCTGCAGCTTGACACGCTTGTAGTAGAGCTGGAAAAGCACGGGCTGATGAAAGAGGGCAAATTTCTTACATTTGAGGAGACAGCCGAAGCTCTCGTAAAGAACTTCATCAAACAGCCGAAATACAGATATTCGCTTGACGCGGCAGACCAGATGATTTTTGCCATGTATAACACGATGCGCGAAAACGCAGACCTCTTTATCGTAAACGAGCTTCCCGAATCGCTCCGGATTGAGGACGAACACGGCGAATTTCTGCCGGAGGAAACCGAGGACGAAAAAGAAGCGCGCAGATATGCGGGGCTGGCAAAGCTCCGACACGAAAAAGGCGATGAGCCGGAAACGGCGAGCGGTGATGCCGATGAATAACGACTGCGGCAAGGAAGAAAAAAACTCACAGAAAGAACGGCTGAAAAACGCCGTGGAACGCGCGAAAAAGCACGGCGACCGCATAGAAATACATAACGGCAAGGTTTATGTGATAAGACGGCGGCTGCTTTTTCGGATAAGCGAGGAGCTTTTTAAAACAGAATAGAGAAAACCGAACGCAAGACGGGCGTTGTGGGAGAGCCAAACGGGGCTGCAGGCGCATGGAAACATGGGCTTGCAGCCCTTTTATCATTTTTTGGCAAATTTACGGAAGGGGGATGCAGAAGTGCCGACCGGATATGCCGGAGAGGGGAAAACATTTTCAAGAAAGCTCGGAAAATGGGTTACAAAAAACAAAAACAGGGCATTTGACTACGAAAGAATGCCCAATCAGGACAGCGCGGCACTGATAATCAGCTTTTTTCGCTGGTATCCCGACTATCTCGCGGACATGCTCCGGGACGAGAACGCGCGATACGGGCTGGAGCTTCCTCAACGGCTCATGATGCGCATAGACGCACGATACAGGAATGTATATGTAACGGGAAGCCGCGGACTTACAAAAACCTTTACAAAGATACTTACAAAGGAGCTGGAGGGTGCGACCTATCCCGGCGAAATCATGAGATATGCTGCACCGAATCAGAAACAGGCAGCCTCACTTGCGGCGCAGGCTCACCATGAGGTGGAGAGAAATTATCCGATACTCGGAACGATATGGAAAATCAAAAACGACAGAAGCGACATGTTCCGCATGGAAACAAACTACGGCTCGGAATTCGGCATGTATTCTCCCCGCGGCGACAACAGCTCGCAGACGATAGCCGAGGAAATGGCGCAGGAAGGAAGCAAGGATGACACCTTCGATATGGAAAAATATGAGCGCGACATTTTCCCGACCTGCCGAATTGTGCGAACGATAAACAATGAAACCGACCGCACGCACATAAACCGCAAGCACTCGCACATAAGCAATGCGAGCACGAGACAAAATCCCGCCTTTTCAAAATACAGGCGCAAAGCTCTTTTTGATATGCTTTACGGCGAAAAATACGAGGGCTTCGTACTCGATATGCCTTGGGTGGTGGCTCTCATGGCAGGACTGCGCGACATAGGCTACTTCAAGGATATGAAAAGAAGCCTGAGCGCGGAAAACTGGCTTCGCGAAGCCTGCGCGAGATACACGGGGTCGAGCGAAAACCCGATGATACCCGACGATGTTCTCTCGAGAAGCCGAAAGCTCATGACGATGGAAAAATGCCACTGCGGCGACAACAACGCGATTTACATAGTGGCGCACGACGTTTCTTATGAAACGGGAACGCGAAACGCAAAGTGCGCGGATGCCGTTATAAAACTCACGCGCTACAAGAGCATAGCAAAGCGTGACAAATACAGAAAGCAGGTTGTCTACGTGGACAGCTACCCGCCGCCGAAAACGGCGTATCTTCAGGCGCAGAAGCTCCGAGGGCTTTATTTCAGCTACTGCAAAAACGGAGCGCAGACCACATATCTTGTAGTCGATGCGCGGGCAGTCGGCAAGGACGTGGTGGACGAGCTCATGAAACCTCCGGCTGACGGCATGCCGCCGCTCTGCACCTACAACCACATGGCTTATACGGATATCGAACAGCCGAATGCGTTGCCCGTAATCTATCCGCTCAAGGCGGGCACGCGCGGTGCCGCCGACGAAGAGGGAGAAATGATACGATATGCGCAGCTCGAATTTGAGCAGGGCAATGTGGAGCTGCTGACGGCTTCGATACTCGACGGTGTAGCCGCATACAAGGTAATGAACGGCATAAAAAACGATGCGCAGGACGCGCAGATTGCGCTTCCTTATCGCAAGACGGATGAGCTCTGCCAGCAGATACAGAACCTGAAAACCGAAGTGAGCGGTATTACCCTCAAAGAGAAGCGAAAATCCAAAGCAATACAGCGAGACGACTGGTCGGCAACGAAATACGGTTTACGGTTTGCGCAAATTCTGGAAACCCTGATAAAGAAAACGGAATATCAGGCAAAATCAAGCTGGGCGGCTGAAATAGAAAAATACAAAAACGGCGGTTTCACCGGCGCACCGCAGGCAAGCGGCACACGGGCAAATCTGCTGACATTGAGGAAACGATGATGAACGACAAAAACCACATACTTTACATAGGAAAACTCGATGACATGCCGGAGGGCGAAAAATATACATTTTACTCTCCCGAAAGCGGGTACCTTTTGGTATACAGTCAGAACGCAAACTTGCCGCTTGGGAAAGTGCCTCTGCGGAATGAGCAAAAGCTGAAAAAAGCGGAGCGTCAATGGCTCCGATATGTGAGAATGGAAATCGTGGCAAATGCCCTCAGCGAAGCGGCACGCGAAATGGGCGAAAGTGCTCAAAATACAGCCACAATAATGAATGAGTTCTGCTCCAATCTCGAAAAAGAGCTGAAAGCGGAGGCTGACAATGCAGGATTATGATTTCGGCGAGTGCATATGCGAGATACGCGACAGACTTTCCAAAACGAGGAAAATACGGGCTACTTATGACGGCATAGAGGGCGAAATCACATCTCTGTGCGAAAAATACGACTACGAATACGATAAAATCGAAATCGCAGGAATATTTCTCGATATCATAGAAGCCTATATCGAAATAACATCTCTGCGCGGTCTGCGCGAGATAGCCGATATAGCGATTTCCGTAGCCCAAAATATTTGCTGAAAAGGAGAAACAATGGAAGAGACAAAGAAAAATGCTCCCGCCGCCAATTCATACGGCAGCTTGCTTGCGCGTATGAACAATATAATCGGGGCATACGGCGGTAATCTTTCCGCCGACAGCATGGCATCGGCGTTTGCCCGCGCGGGTCTCGGGCTTGCAAATATGCCGCAACTGCAGAACAGACGCGTAAAGGCTATATCCTCGCTGCCCGCGGATTTTACGAAAGAAGAAATCGGTGCTTTCCTGCGTGCCCCTTACGGAAATGAAAGGGCACTGCGACAGACGAGCGAAATACTCAAATGGACGGCTTATCCATACTACAAAATAACGAAAGCATATCAGGACATCCCCACATACCGGTATTATGCGAAGCCGCTGTACATCGACGCGGAAAAGGCAAAATCGGAAGGATTTATCAGAGAAGCTCGCCTTATCGACAAGCTGAATAAAGCTCTGCGACCCGATGTTCAGGCGCACAGAATAGCCGGACAGGCTATAACCGAGGGCAAGGTTTTTTACATTCTGCGCACAAGCACGGACAAAATCCACAACAAAGTAAACTATGCCTTCATGCAACAGCTCCCGCAGGACTGGTGTACAATCATCGGTTTCAACAACATATCGGGCTACACGATATCGTTCAACATGATGTACTTCATGCAGATAGGAACGGATGTAACGCAGTTCGGCGACCTCTTTGAACCTTATCTCGATGATTTCGGCAGGATGTTCACCGAGCCTGAAGGTGCGGGGCGAAGGGGAAAATTCGTATATGCAAGCGTGCCGTGCAAAAACGGGAAAATACCTTTCTATCCGCACAATGTGAACAGGAATGCCGCCGGAAACCCGAAAGTCTTTATGCAGAACGGCACATGGGCTTATTACGTATCGCTTCCCATAGACCGCGTATGGACTTTTGAGATAGACGATACGACATCCGCAGTTATTCCGCCGCTTGCGGGGCTGATGCTCACATATGCACAGCAGAGCGATTACGAGGCGGCGCAGCTCTCTCTGCTTCTCAACCCGCTTATAAAAATATTCACGGGCGAAATGCCGTATTACAGCGACGACGGCTCGAAAACGGATGATGCCTACAGGCTGTCGCTCGGCGGCAGGGCAATGTTTGAGCAGTTTTTCAACACGCTGATGCTTATGAACAACACGGGCGGCAGTGCCTTTTACATGGCACCTGTGGAAAACATAAAATCTCACGATTTTGCCGAAAGTGCCAATGCGAACAACATTTCATCTTCGTTCAACAAATACGGCATGGCAAAGGCAGGGCTTTCCGGCGTGATACCCGTGGACGACGATGTAAAAGCAGGGCAGGCGGAGCTTTCCGCAAAGCTCGAAAGCAGATACAGCGAGCAGATATACCGCGGCTTCGAGAGAATGATGAATTATCTGTATTCCTCTCTCAACCTTACCTGCGAATGGGATTTTCGCATGTTCGGCTCGATATACACCGACGATGAAACGCGCAAGAATGCGCAGGCGGCGATAGCAAACGGCGACATTTCGGCGCATTACATACTTGCCGCGCTCGACGGTCAGAGCATTACGGACAAAATATCGATGATGAACACGGTAAAAGAAAGCGGCATACTCGACATGCTCATACCGCCCGTAACCTCCTACACGATGAAACAGGAACAAAACGGCGGCTTGCCTCCGCAGGCAGGCAGACCGCAGAATGAAAAGGTTACAGAGGGCAACGAAAAAAGCATAGATGCGGCAGGCTGACAGGAAAAGAACGGAGGTGACGAAATGAACCCGAAAGAAATTTATAATTTTGACAATCCGAAATTTGCGGAGCTGCGAGAGCCGATGCGCGATGTTATACAGATGTACCAGAATGCCAACAGGTGGTTTGACACAACGCAGGAATATGTTTACATCGAGCAGGGCATGATTTACCTTTCCAAAATTATCCACAGGCAGGCGCATGAATTTCCGAAAAGATTTGATGCTTTCGGTGATATGCTCCATGAAAACCATCTCATGGCTGAATATCCGAGTACAGAAGAGCTTGACTGGCGCGAATCGCTCAAAAGCCTCGATGATGTGTTCGAGCTTATCATGCAGACTTTTGACGGCATAAATGCGGCACTGGAGAAATTTCGGAAAGCAACTGATACGCCTGATTTTCGCGCAATGTCGCTCAAAACCGAAGAGCTCATGCTGAGGAACAGCACAGAGGGCAAAATGTTCCTTGAACTTTGGTTCAGGTGGGCAAACGAGGGCGGCAGTAAAACGAGCTTTGACAGCTGGTGTAAATCAAGACTGGACGAGGAGGAGAAAACCAAATGATAAAAACCGTATCAAGCGCAGGAACTGCACGGCTCGTTTCCGTAAAAGGCGAGCTTCGCGTTCTTGCCGAAACCGACGGACTGCGGCAGAGGGTTGAACTCCGACTGCTGAACGGAAAGACAAATCGTAACAACTGGCGCTATGAGAATATAGCGGAGCACAGCAAGCTTTTTGCGGACACTCCCATTCTCGTGGCATATGTCGGGAAGAAAATAGGCGACGGTCACAATTTCGAGGAATACATAGACGAAAACGGAAATGTGAGCGCGTCCTTCATGGCTTCCACGGCAGAAAGAATAGTCGGTAATTTCCGCGTAGAGGACGATGTACGCATTGAAATTATCGACGGTATCGAATGGATAGTAGGCACGGGATATCTGTGGAAATGGTATGCGCAGGAACTCGTCAAAAAGCTCCGGAAACAGGGTTCGGAGGGAATGGGCGTTTCTATTGAAACTCTCGTTGACGAGATGCACATGGATGGAAACATCGAAGTATTTACCAAATACCGGATACTCGGAACAACTATACTCGGCGATGATATCGCCCCTGCCGTTGCAAGTGCAAATATCCGCGCGCTTGCCGCAATGGGTGCCGACGAGGTGAAGAAGATTACTCTTCGCGTAGCCTCCCTCAATGCCGAAAACAAAAATCCGCAAAAAAATAACGAAAAAAAGGAGAAAACAAAGAACATGAAACTGAATGACCTTGCAGAAAAGTTTACGGGCTATACGGTGCTTGCCGTAGACCAGAACACCGTGGCTTTGCTTTCCGCAAACGGCGTTCCGTATCTCTCTACAGCGGAAAAGGACGGTGAAGAGATAAGGGACGGCGCGAGAATCGAAGCTACCGCAACGGCGATTTTCGCAAACGGGGAAACAAAAGTTGAAGTTCCCGTTGAAACAATCACCGAAAAGCTCATTTCCCGCATAAATGAGCTTGAAAAGGACAATGCGGAAAAGGATGAGGCAAAGGCAACGCTCGAGGGTGTTATCAAAAAGCTTCAGACACAGGAAACCGAGCGCAGAAGAGAGGCAGTGAAAGCCGCTGTCAGAACGCGCATTTCCGAAAACTGCATAAACATCGACCTTTCCGAGGATGACTGTGCAGACCTTCTGACGGACGAAAAAATCAACGAATACTGCGCAATGGAGACAAAGGACGGCAAATTCATCGGCGAAGAGCGTGCCTGCGGCGATGTAGACGCAAGATGCATGGCGAAAATTCGCGAAGCCGCAAAAGCAAAGACAAACAAAAAATACGCATGGGATAACAACGCCGAAAACAATACGGGAAAAGACTCCGACGATGTTCAGGCGATGATTGACGAAATGACGAATAAAAGATAAGGAGAAAAAACATGGCTAATTACAGATTTGAAGTATATATTTCAAACTCGCAGAGAAACAACCTCCAGAACGTAACGGGTAAATTCGGCTCTTTCAGCGGCGATACCTTTACACCGGCGGAATGTCAGGCAGGTTTTCTTTGCGTAACAAAGGGCAGACTTCCCCTCGAGGGCTACTCTGCGGCAGGGCTCAAAAACGGAAACAGCTGGTACATGGTAGCGGCTACGAACGGTACTGTCGCAGGCTTCACAGGCGACCATACGGGTCTTTACGCCTGCAATACATACGATGTGAACAAGGCAACGGCGGGCGACCTCGTAATCAATATCCCCGGCAAGACCCTCGGACTTCCGCTCCCTGCGGACGAAAGAGGCGATTTTACCGAAATAATCGTAGGCGAAAGCTACAACTGGGGAAGCGAAAACTTTTCGACCCTCCCCACAAGTCTCACAGCCACGCCCTACGCGACAATTGCAAACGGCAAGCTCGTTGCCGCCGCTGCCGCTCCCACAGACGGAAGCGTCTACTTTGAGATAGTCGATATTTCCAAGAGATTTACAGAGGGCACATTCGACGCGGGTCAGAAGATAACCTGCAAATGTCTGCGCAGTGTAAAGGCATCCGCCTGATAAGTACATAAGAAAACGAGAGGAGAATAAAAATGAACGGAAAAGTTCTTAACAATCTGCCGAGAGATATTTTCTCTTATACATCGGCAAACAACGAACAGATAAAGGTATGCGCCGCTTCCGGTGCAACACATACTCTTGACCGCAACAAGATTATAAGCTGCGGCAGAATTGCCGCAGCCGAGTATCTCGGCAAATGCGTAAACGCAGATGCAAACAACCCCTTCAAGTACAATTCCAAGGTCGAGGATTACGCTACATTTTCGCGTAACACTTGGGTAGACACGGTACTCTTCTGCGCCGCACAGGCTAACAGAGCCATAGGCAAAGAACCCTACTCCACAATGGACGAGGTAGCCAAGGACAGAGGTCTCTATCGCGACAGAACGTTCTGGAGAGCTTTGCAGACCATCACGGAAGAAGTAATCTATCCGCTTCTTCCCGCATACATGGACGCTCCCACAGACAGAATTATCTCATGGACTACGGGCAGGCTCGGCGAGACAAAGCTCATAGACATCGAATCCAACGATTTCTTCCTCTATGAGGACGATTCTTGGGGTTCCGTATCGAGCAAGCCCGAGCAGTATCTCTACAAATCCCAGATTGCGCTCACTCCGAAGCCCTATACCGCAAAGGCAAGCATAAAGTGGTATCAGGATGTCATAGACGGCGAGGCAGGCAGGTATTATTCCGCTTTCGCACGCGGCGCAATCAACAAGATGTTTGCAACAACTGTTGAAAAATTCAAATCCGCCATTACAAACACGAAGTATCTGCCGTCAGGCAACATCCTTGAAGGCTATACTCCCGAGCACTGGAATGAGGCTGTAATGAAAGCTTCCGCTTTGAACGGCGTCAGACGCACCGAGCTTATGGCACTCGGTACACTTGCGGGACTTTCGCAGGTGCTTCCCACTGTCGGCACGGGCGGTGCCGTAGCAGGCATTCAGGGCGAAATCGGCGTTGAATATGTCCGCAACGGCTTCCTCGGCAATGTTGCAGGCGTAGACCTCGTGGAGGTCGGTCTTGCCGTAGTACCCGGCACGCAGAACTACAACCCGCAGTTTATCAGCCTCGACGACCCGACACAGGAGAACATCTACATCGTGGCAAAGGTAGGCTATGCGCCCATGGTAGGCGTAATTGCCGACGGCTCGCCCATCACAATCGAGTTCACACCCACGGAATCCGCCGATATGAAGGTACATATCTCCGAGACAATCATATGCGATATCGCACCTGCATTTTCTTCCAAGATATTCCAGATTAAGGCATAAGCACGCGCTTAATGGGGGCAGAAATGCCCCCGTCACGGGAACAGCAGAACAGGCGGGTGCAACTCCCGCAGTTCCCGAAAATAAAAATAAAATTTTCCAAAGGAGAAAACAAAAATGGCAGAGGAAAAGAAAACAACCGGAACAAAAGCGACAAACACGGGCAAGGCAAAAGCGGCAACGCCGAAAGCCGCAGCAACTCCCGCCGAGACTGCGGAAAAAAAGACCGAAAAGACCTACAACGCATCCGAGGTTGAAAAGATGATTGCCGAGGCGGTGGACAAGGCTGTTGCGGACGCAGTGGCGGGCATAGCAAAACAGCAGGCGGCATACAGACCGGCAGACGAAACGGTCACACTGCTCTATATGGGATGCGTGGCGGAGGGCTCTACCGTACCTCTTAACGAAAAGCTCGGACAGATACAGGGCAGAGGCGGCACAAGAGACATAAACAAAAGAGAATTTCTGCAGAATCTCACTCCGAATATTCTTCGCAGGCTTAAAGACAGACGCCTCATAATCCTTGACGGAATGACGGACGAGGAGAGAGAAAGATACGGCGTGAAATACACCGACGGCGAGCTTCTCGGTGCGGACATCTATCACAGACTGCTCGACATGCCCGAGGAGAAAATCCTTGCGATTTTCGACAAAGCCTGCTACCGGCACAAACAACTTATCGCAACGCTTTTTATCGACGCATATATGGCGCGTGACAACCGCATAAATCAGTATCTTGTGCAGAAGCTCAATGAAGTTTCAAAGAAAACAGACCCCGAGGGAATGTTCAAATCCATTCTCAAAGATATGGCTAAGGGGCTTGCGGAAGCCGCCGAATAATCAGGAGGAAGCAGATGCCCACACCTATACTGAAAATAATAACAGAATACTGCGAGCCTCTGATAGACGATATAAGGCTCACGGAAAAGAAAGCCGCCGACGCACCCTCCTACGCATGGACTATGTGGGGATATCTCAATTCCCAAATAGGGCTTTTCAGCACTCCGCCCGAAATGCCGGAATATTTATTCGGCACATCGGAAAAGCCGCGCTTCACCGAGCCTGCATTCACAACCTACCGATATGCGACGGAAGCGGAGCTGACAGAGCCGCTGACAATCACTTTGCCTTCCGGATATACGGGCTATGAGCTCTTTGCGGCGCAGACGGTACGCGCAAACTCGCTCGGAGACGCATGGTATGAGCCCTCGCCCATATGCACATACGACGCGGGAAACGGCACCGTAACGATAAATGCGGGGGAAAACCGCACCGTGCCGCAGGGAACGGTATTTGACTTCGATTTTTACACGGACGGACGCTTTGAAGCAAATCTGAACAGAGAGGTAATGAGCATTCTCGGGCTTTGCTTTGAGGTAGCTTGGCTTAAGCGCGAAAAAAACAACTGGCTCTCTAATGTGCCGAAAACGGAGGACAAGGCATTCAAGCAACAGAACGCGGCAAATCACATGGCGGAAAGCCGGAGAACCTACCGCGATGCGGAAAATGAGCTTTACAGCAAAATGCGGAAGCTCGAACAAAACGACTGGTATAAGCAGACTTTTCCGAGAGGAATACTTAAACTGTGAGGTAAAATATGGAGAAATTTATCATAACCCGCGAAATGCTCAAAAAAGCAAATACTTACATGCCCATCGGTACGAAAGCCGATGTGGCGGCGACAATAGCGAAGAACGTTCTTTGCGAAGCACCGACGGCGGAGCAAAATAAAGAGGGCGAAAAGATACTCGCTCTCCCTTATCTGAAAACCGAAAGCTACGCGATAAAGCAGATGCAGCTGATGTCCGTGCTCCTGACCTTCTACCTCGATATCGAGCTGACGGCACCTTTCACGGAGAACGACTACGACCTCTATGCCGCCTCCCGTCTGCCGGCGCAGCTCGAGGGTTTCAAAAAGGACGCAGAGGTAAAAGAAATCGCCTTTGCGATACTTGCCGACTACAAGGAGCTTGAAAAAGCGGTAAACATCGAAATATACAATCAGAGATGCACGGAAAACGATTCCATAGCGCGTTTCACAGCCGGAATGTCGATAATGGCAGACCCCGAAAACGTGAAGAAGCTCTATGATGAACTCAAAAAGGCGGCGAATGAACTCGGCGAAAAGCAGAAGGCGATAAAAGAAAAGGCAGCGGAAAATCACAAAAAGGGTGAAAAATCATGAGTGAGGCATATACGCAGTGGTATCCGTATCTCTGCGTTCAGGATAGTTACTTTAAACTCGAGGGTGCGGAAAAAATACCGAGAAAAATCTGCGACTATCTGATTGACGCGCCGAAAGGGGAATACATGCCTCCGGATGACAACGCATATTCGCGATGCCGCCTCTGGAAATATCTCTATTATGACGGTGCAAAGCCTCTCGGCGAGCCGCTGCCGACAATACAGCAGAAAATGAGCGTTGTATTCGATGCCGACAGCCCCGAGAAACCGCCCACCGACAAAGGCTATCGTCTCATACCGCAGGTATACATAAAGCCCGCGCAGACCGATGCGCAGACGCGGATTTATGTATACATGGGACGGACGGTGCCGTCGAACGACGAATTTAAGATATGCATCGGCGTGAACTTCTTCATCTGGACGCACTACACCTATGAGAGCAATACCAAAAGCGACGAATACAGCCGTTGCTTTGCCATAGAGCAGGCTATCATAGAGGCTCTGCACGGCGTATCAATGGACGGCATAGGCACGTTTTTCATGGCAAAATCGAAGCATCCCGACTGCGGAAGCAAGGCTATATTCGACGGAGACACAAATGTGGGCAGGCAGCTCACTATTGCGCTTGAAATCGCCACTACCGCAAATAAAAGCCATACCGAATTTGAAAACATGCCGCTCTTCGGGAACAACCCGAACATAAGGCTGGGATGAGGAGGAAAGCATGCAGAATATAATCGCCGACATAAACTTCGGCAAAAACGGAAAAGCGGAATTTACGCGGGAAGAGCTTGAAAAGCTCCTTTCCGCCGCATATACCGCAGGAGCAAAAGGACGCGGGCTTGCCTTTGAATGCAGGGCAGACGGGAAAAACGCCGCAGTAATCTATTACGAAGGGGAAAATGTGATTTTCCGCGGAAATGCTGCAAAAGGCGGTGAAAAACGTGAATCAGAGTGAAAAATACATAAAGCAGAGCTTTGGCTTTCGCACGGCGGTAAATGTGCCGCAGAGCAACGCGCCGCCGCAGTATGCAGACAGGCGCAGGCAATATATGGCACCGCGGACGGTAAAATTTGACGCGGAGCGGGCAAAATACGCCACCGACTATGTTTCCGCCGCCGTTCAGGGCTTAACACCCGATTTTTACGAATGGACGGAAACAACCGTGCGGCTTGCGGAAAACCTCGACGCTTCGGCAAAGGTTGTCAAAAGAACAGACGACTACAAGGAAATTCTTTTCGACAGCGAGCGCATAGACTACTTTCCCATAGGCGCGAAGATAAAAACGATGGGCAGTACATGGATATGCACAATGCCTTCCAATATGTCAAGCGCAAGATGCACCGCGCTCATCACAAGATGCAACGCCTCATACAACAGCTATGACGACTACGGCAATGTAATAACAGAGCCGATAATCGCCGAGAGCTATGCCATGCAGGCAAACGCGGATGTGAAGGGACAGAATGTGATGCTCCCCGAGGGCTATTATAACATAACCGCGCAGCTTAACGAAAACACGCGCAGGCTGGGGCACAACATGCGCATAGTCCTCGGCACAAAGCCCTACAGGATAACCGGATTTACCGACTTCATGCAGGAATTTTCAGGCGACAGGGACAGTTGCCACCTGCTGAAATTCACAGTGCGCATAGAAGAGCCGAACATAACCGATGATGTGACCGAAAACTTCATAGCGGGCGGCAATGCAAACAGCTTCACCGCGGAAATTTCGGGAAACCGTGATTTGGCTATAGGAAAGCCTTCATATCTGAACGCGATTTTCAGGGCAAACGGTGAAGCCAAAAGCCCCGATGATATGCCTCTGACATGGAAATGGACTTCTTCGGATGAGGAAACGGCAACAGTCAGCGAAAGCGGGCTTGTGACGGGCATAAAGGCAGGTAATGCCGTGATAACCGCCACTCTCCTGCAAAACCCGAATGTATCGGCTACGGCGGAGGTGACAATAAGCACAAACGGAGAAGAAAACCTGCAATTCCGCGGTGCCGTGCCCGTGAGTATAAAGCAATACACCGACGCCATACTTAACGCAACGGGATTTGACGGCGGATTCTCCACCGCACGACCCGTAACATGGCTTTTCTCGGGTGCTTTGCCGGAATGCTACTCGATTACGCCCATAGCCTCCGATGACATACTCAATTCCATAGCGGACGCAAATGCGGGAAACGGCATTCTGACGCACAGCTATACGGCGGGAGACGAGTACACAGGCTCACAGCTGCAGATTGCGGACAGCGGCTCTCTCATACAGTACAGCGACGACGCAAGATACGCCGTGGCATCTCTCGAAATAAAGAGCGGCGAGCTGATGGGCATTTCCAACGCCGTAAAAATAAGCTGCCTGAAATCGAGCGATGTTCCCTTGACCGTTACGGCGGTTTGCGGCAATCGGCAGATAAGCGTGACAATAGAGTTGGAGGGATATTGAATATGGACAAGTACATATGCCCTTACAGCAAACGGCTTACTCATCTGCGCTATCTCATATGCGCAGACCTTATCAACAAGGCGACAAATCTCAATGACGAAAAATCGGCACTCGGCGCATTCTGCGCACATCAGCACTTCTGCACCTGCTCGGGGCAGGCAGAAAATACCGACGGTGCGCGGGAATGCTATCAATACAGAGTGAGACGAAACGAATCGGAGGCTCACGGAAAAGATGAACGCGCATAAGTCCATAAGAAGCAAGGCAATCCGGAACGGAGAACCAACAGAGGCGTGCGGGCTTTGCTTTTACCCGATAACAATGGAAAACTACGAGGAATTTTCGGCTTGCAAAGATGCCTTACTTCTGCGGCTGGGTACGCTCCCTGTCAAGTATTCGTGCCGCAACTATCTTTCGGCTGTCTTTGCAATGGAAACCGACGCGGCACTCGAAGGCAATCCCACGGCGGGAATATTCGCCCGAATATTGACGCTTACATGTCTGTCCCTGCGGATTGGATTTGACATGGGCGAAATATTAGAGCATGCTACCGTAATCAGAGACGAAAAAGGAATAAGCCTCTCGGAGCTTGAATTTTTTCAAAACGGGAAAGCCGTCAGGGTGACTGCACGCGAATTTTCAAATATCATCAGACCGCTTATAGCCGAGCAAAACGGACTAAAGCTGCCGGACGAAAGCGAAAATGCGGAGCTTGTAAAGGACGCAGAACTTCTGGCAAAAGCCGACAACGATATAAGTCTCGATATAAACACCGATGACCTCATAGCTTCCGTTGCCTATCAATCGGGCATAAGGGAACGCGATATAAACGAATGGACTGTGCGCGAATTTGAAAACCGACGCAAAGCGATTCAGCGTGACAAGCGATATCAGATGTACGGCACGGCAGAACTCTCGGGAATGGTATCATTCAAAAAAGGAAATCCCGCGCCATGCTGGGAATTTGATATCAAAGCGGACGAATGCGGCACGATGCCGCTGTCCGAAATAGGAAAAGTATTTAACAAGTAAAGGAGAAAAATAATGAACACAATCTTCAATTTCGGCGACCCCAATCTCATTGCAAAGGGTCTTGTGGAAATGACGGTGCGCGACCCCGCAACGGGCAATATCGTGGCATACGACAACATACCCTCCGAGGGCGCAATCAACTACACATTCAACCTTCAGGCAATTGAAGGCGGCTTCCTCAACAAGCTTGTAGACCTCATACCCGATACAACAAGACTTTCGGGTTCTTACACATCGCAGGCATTTTCTCTCGGTCTGCGTCAGCTCCAGACAGGCGGCTCGATGGGCTACAACGGCATTACCCCCGTATGCGAGACCATCACCGCAACGGGCGCGGCTCTCACCGTTACGCAAACGCCCGTAAAGGACTATGCACAGCCCGCAACAGACACGGGATGCTGGTGCACACTGCGCGAGCACAACGCCGCAAAGTACATGGGTGCAAACTACTACATCGACCCGACAACAAAGCAGGTGACGGGCTTCAACGCCATAAGCGGCAAGCAGTACGATGTATTCTACTTCACGCAGAGCGCGTCCACACAGTATCTCGGGCTGCCCACCTCCGCAAATCCCGCCGTTCTCGCGCTCACGCTCAAATACGGCATTTTTGCCAAGGTAAACGGCGAGACGAGCAACAGCCCCCTCGCAGGCTATCTCTATGTCAATGTTCCCCGCGTAAAATTCGGCGGCGACGCAGGCATAAGCGGCAATCAGACAAGCAACAGCACAACCGCGCTCACATGGCAGGCTCTCGCACCCGACGACAACGCTATGGCTTGCGCGGCTTGCGGTAACAACGACAGCAACTACGCATACTATGTGTACGTCCCCTGCAGCGGCACAACATCCGCTGTAGAGGCACTCGCGATAATCGGCGAGGGAATAACCGTAGCCAAAGGCTCAACGGAGAGAGTACCCGTAAAGTACTTCATGCCCGACGGCTCTACCGTACAGCCGGTATATTCCGACCTGACATACGTTTCCAAGGCACCCGCAACAGCAACCGTTGATACGAACGGACTTGTAAAGGGTATTGCCGCAGGCACAACCGAAATCACGGTAACGCTTACGCGCAGTACCGGCGGCAATCTTGTCGCATACTGCAACGTAACGGTAACGGCGTAATTTTCTGAATGTCCCGTCTCGGCTTTCGGGACGGGACATTTTTTAAAAAAAGGTGGCATGCACATGATAACATCGAGCATTTCCGTAATCGGTGCGGAAGCCGATTTGAGAGATATTCTCGCGGACATAGAAACAAAATTTCCATATGCGCTGGAATATGTCAGTGCCGAAATCAGAGACGCACTGCAAAAACATTTGCAAAGCGATTTATTCGGTGCGTACACTCCCGAACACTACACGCGCCGCCGCGGGAATACAGAACGTGGCAGGGCGATTGAGGACGAGGGCAATATATCATCCGAAATTGTAGGAAACAGCCTGCATTTTTCTTATGAGCCGGAGGGAGAGAATACGCCGTACAATCATCAGATATTCGGCGACCATCTCATCTATATCCTGCAAAAAGCCGAGGGATACAACTGGGGAGACAACATCCCGCCGCGCCCCTTCTGGAACAGCATGATAGACGACCTCAAGGACGGGCGCATAATGAGTGCATTTGCAAACGGGATGACGGCGCAGGGCTATACGGTGACGGGCACGCAGGGCATAGACGGACTGGACGAATACAAAATTTAAGGAGGCGCAAATGGCGCAGATTTTACTAAATGTAGAGCTTAACAGTGCATCGGCGCAAGGCAACCTGACGAAGCTGAAAACAGCAATATCCAAGCTGCAAGAGCCGCTTGCAAATCTGCAGAAAACAGATATAAACAGCAGGCTCACGGCACAGCTGAATGTTTTGGCAAAGAGCTTTGACGCGGCAAGCAAAGGCTCTGCCAACCTTGTAAACGGTGTAAAAAAGCTTAAAACGCCGCTTACAAACCTGCAGAAAATAGAAATAAACGGCAAGCTCGCCTCCCAGCTGAACGCGCTTTCAAACGCTTTCCGCGCTACGGGAGAAAAAGCAAACAACGCGGCAAAGAACATCCGCGAGGTGTCAAAAGCCGTAAACGAAAATCAAAAAGCGGTCAGTAAAAACGGTGCCACTCTGCTTGACAATGCGGCGGCATTTCTGAAGTGGCAGGTTGTGGCTACGCTCGTAATGAAGCCGCTGAACGCCATACGCGACGCCATAAGCTCGATAGATGAGGTACTTATCGAGACGGAAAACCGCATTATCGAAATAAAGCGAGTGCTTAATGAGGACATTCTCAACGACAGAATTTCCAAGAAGCTTTATGAGTTGGCGCAGAACTTCGGACAGACTTTTGAAAATGCGGCGGATATAGCTACAAACTTTGCACGCTCGGGCATGACATGGTCAGATTCCGTAAAGGCAACGGAAGCGGCTCTTCTCGCGCTGAATGTTGCGGAGCTGGACGCGGAAGAAGCCTCAAACGGGCTTATAGCCATAATGACGCAGTTTGGCAAGGGCGCGGACGAGCTGACATACATAATCGACATACTCAACAAAACGGCTGACAATGCCCCCGTATCGACACAGAAACTGCTTCTCGCACTTGAAAAAGTCGGCTCTTATGCAAATCAGGCGAAAATGAGCCTTGAAGAAACCGTTGCCGTAATCACTGCGCTTTCGGGTGCAACGGGCGCGAGCGGGCAACAGCTCGGCACGGCGGTTAAGTCTCTGCTTGCGTATACGACAAAGGACAGCTCACTGAATGTTTTTGCTTCGCTTTCCGCCGACATGCAGAATATTGTCGGCGAATACAAAAAAGGCGCGGCATCCATTCTCTCCGTATGGCAACAGCTCTCGAAAGAGATAAACAGCCTTTCCGCAGAGCAGGCGGACAAGCTTGCCGAATATTTTGAAAGCACTGACGGAAAGAGCATGGAAGAAGCACTCGGCGAAGAGCTTTCCGAGATATACGACAGCATGACGGGTGTATATGACACGGCAGGCACATACCGCAAAAACTACTTTATCGCCCTGATGAAGAACTTTGAGGATGTTCAGACCGCGCTCGACAATATGAACAATGCGGAGGGCTACTCTCTCAAAGAAAACGAGCAGTATATGGACACATATACCGCAAAGCTGAATACTTTCAAGGCAAAATGGCAGGAACTCGCAAACGATGAGCAGGGATTTTTGGCATTCAAAAAGACACTGCTTGAAATCGGAAACGGATTGCTCACTCTGATAAAATATACGGGCGGGCTCTCCAGCGTAATCGGAAAGCTCGGCGGCTTGCTGCTTGTAACATTCAGCGGTAAGATATCTTCGGGCTTAAGCAATCTTGTAAGCGGCTTCAAAGCCTTAAAAACGGGCATGGATGCCGCTACCGCAAGTGCCGCCGCATTGCAGGCGACCATCAGCTGGATAGGCGTTGCCATAATGGCTGTATCGCAGGTTATCGGACTTATCAACGCATATAAGCAGGCACAGCATGAAGCACGCCTTGAAGCCATAGAGGCATGGGATGCCATAAGCGACAATACGCAAGAGCTGAAAGCTCTCGCCGCGCAATATGAAAAGCTGACACCGCAAACCGATGAATACTATGAAGTAGAGCAAAAGCTTGTAAAGCTGCTTTCCAAAGATAAAAAGGACGCGCTCAAAGACCTAAAGGAAGGCACGGAGGAATACAGCAAAGCTCTGAAAAATCTTACGGAGCAGGAACTCGCAAACGCACAACTGCAAGCGGCTCTTGCGATGCGTGCCGCCGAGGATGAGGTACTTGCAAGCGGTAATACAGATATAACATTAAACAAGTACGACGCCAAAACACTGCGAGACCTCGGCATAGAAACAAAACAGACACGTACCAAGCGTGCAGGGCGTCATAGTGCCGTGAGATACGAATTTGCCGATTTTGATGGTAGCAAAACCGCTGACGCATACTATGAAAATTACCAAAAGCTCAACTCGTATATCGAGAAAATAGCAACCGCATACAATAAGGCTCTCCGAGACGGAAACGAAAAGACTGCCGCGTCTCTGCTTGCGGTAGGCGAAATGTTGCAAAAGCAGCGCGATAAAGTCTCTGCCGTCATGGAGACTTATAAGCAGACCAAAGACAGCGTAGACGATATCAAAGAAGCGCAGTCTAATCTCAACAAGGAAATTGACAATGCCGAAGACCCTGCCAAAAAGCTCAAAGAGCAGTACAACCAAATAAAAGATGCTCTGCAAGGGCTGATAGACAAGCAAAAGGAAGCCAACCAATTTGAAAATTATCGCAAGTCGGTACTCGATGCGGAAGCAAATCTGCTTGAAGCTCAAAGGGCGGCGGAGGAGGCTATAGCCGCGAAAAAAGAAGCCATAGCCGCGCGGGAAGAAGAACTTTTGCAGGCGCAAAAGGACGCGGCTGAAGCTATAGCCGAAAAACGCGAAGCCATAGCCGAAAAGGAGAAAAATCTCGAAGAAAAGAAGCTCGACCTTATAAAAGCTCAAAAGGAGCTTGCCGATACAATAAACGAGCGGAATGTTCGCGTATTCAACGAGCAATCGGGACTTTGGGAATGGCAGGCAAACGAGAAAAATGTTCAGAAGGCGCGTGAAAATGTCGAGAAGGCGCAAAAGGACATTCTGAAAGCCGAAAAAGATATCGAAGATGCGATAAAAGCTCTGCACAAGCAGGAAGAAAAGAACGCTCAAAACATAGCGAAAGCGCAAAAGAACCTGCAAAAGGCTGTAGAGGCTCTCGCAGAGCAGGAACGCAAAAATGCCGAAAACATAGCAAAAGCTATGGAAAAGCTCGCCGAAGTGCAAAAGAAAATCGGCGATGAGCTTCTGCAAAAGGCTATTGCCGAGATAAACAAAATGCTTGAATCCGGAAAGCCGCTGAAGGACATCTACGACAAAATCAATGAGTGGATGGCTTATTACAACAACGTGATGGGCACATCGGGCATACCGCCTTTTGTTGGTGAAATACTTGCCGCTATAGCAAGTATAAAGGGCTTTAATACATATGTTGACTATGTTCAGCAAGGAACATCAAGCGGCAATTTTAGCAAGGATGACTTTTTCAATTCTTCGGCTTGGAATGACTTCCTAAAGCCAAAAGTAGAAGAAGGCGACCCCGATGCTACAGAAACATACGAACGCCTTTTGATGACTAACGGCAAAGAGCACACCACTTCGAAAAATCCGGAATCCACATTTGCAAAGGGCAAAGAGTACATATACGACAGCACCACGGGTCTATATTTTGCCAAGGACGATATCAAGAAGAATGAAGACGGCTCATACACAATTCCTGTCGGTGCTGAAGCAGGACGCATAGAATATCCGTCATCGCAGCGTGAAAACGCCACCACGCCGAAAGGCAGCAGAAACTACATATCAGGCAATAAGAGCGAAATCGGCGAATTAAATAAGCAGAAATACGGCTCCACTTACGACAGCGGCGGCGTGCTTCATGGGCTGGGCGGAATAAAGGCAACCGAGCGGGACGAAATGGTTTTGCCGCCCGACATCACGGAAAAGATACTCAATCCGCAGAATACGGTAGCTTTCCGGGACTTTTGCAATAATCTCGGCATACTTTACGGTGCGCTCGAGCATACGATGCCTACCCGCGGCAATGTGATAACGCAAAACCATACGGCAAATGACAATCGCAACATGTCACGCAATACATACATAAACGGCGTGCCGATTTCCTCTGAGAAGGCAGACCGCTATACGATATCGGAGCTTCTGCGTGAGATGCCCCTTGTGAGGGAATGGTAAAGAGAGGTGAACAATAAAATATGGCTTTATTTCAGGCAACAAACATAACGCCCTCGCTTTTTGCAGGTGAGGGCAACGGAACCGTCGCGGCAAACGACCCTATAGTCATATCGTGGCAGATAAACGGCACGGATGCGATGACGGGCTTTCGCATTTTGATAAGCAAGAACGACACGGCAAGCACGGAGGTACACGGTGTAACCGCTACGGACGGATGCCCCGCATACGGCACAAATGCAAACGGGGAACAGCAAATATTTACCTATGCGCCTACCGACAGCTCGGGCAAACCCGTAAAATGGAGCGATTGGGGCTTGACCGACGGCGCAGAATACAAAATGAACATAACTATTTACTGGGGCACAGTGCAAAGCACGCCTTTTGTAAATCTTTACTCCCCCGCAGTATTCCGCACGCGCACGGCACCGTCGCTTGCAATAGCCGTACCTGTCACTGTAGACAAGGCGTATACAACAATCTCGGGCGGATATGGGCAGGCACAGGGCGACGCGATATCGTGGGTGAGATGGCAGCTTTACCTTGGAGTTTCCATAATAGGCGGCTATACTCCCGCCGAGCTGCTTGATGATACGGGCGAAATGACCACAGGAGATTTGCAATATAGACTTGAGGGCTTGGTTGCAGGAAATACATATTTTGTAAGGCTCACAGTGCAGACAGAACATGGTGTTCAGAGAAGTGTCATGAATTCGTTTGAAGTCTCTTACGAAATGGACACTACGGGCGCGAAATTGCGTGTCAGTCAGTTATCAAACGGCGCTAATTTACTATCGTGGGGGCTTAACAACACAACAGACCCCACCAGAACGAGCAGAATATATCGCCGAGAGCGCGGGAATTCGGCAATAAAGAAATTGATATATGAATTGCCTGCATCTTTTACTCAAATTCGGGATTTCGGCGCAAGAAACTACGAAACATATATTTACGATGTCTACATAGCGGCTGACAGAAATGTTATGAACACTCCTATAGATTCAGAGCCTATAATGCACAATATCGATTCTTACATGCTCATGGAGGCAACGGAAGATGTCAATTACCGTAATGTGTGGCATGTCAGCGATGTATGGATATTTGCGTATAATATTCAGCACTCGGAAATTTCCAACAACAATACGCCGAATATGATGGCAAACTTTACGCCGTATCGCAGGCGACAGCCATCGACTATACACGGCAAAAGCGGCACACTGCAAGCCCTCATCGGCGATATGGATTTCGGGGAATACGGCGACACATGGCAACGGATGGAAAAGCTTTTTGCAATTTCAAGCGGTGCTAAAACATTTTTTCTCAAAGATGCCAAAGGCAACTTATATATGGTAGGCATATCCGCGCCTGTGACACAGACGATAGCTATAGGAAACGAAAGAAAGCAGGTCATGGCATCAATTTCGTGGGAGGAAACAGGAGATGCAAGCGATGCAGTCCTCATTCAGACGCCCGATGACGAAGGATGGGTAAATTCAAACATGGTATCGCAAGTAATGGCTGATGCGGATATGGAAACAGGGCAGCTTGAATTTATGTATCCGGCGGACTACAAAGGCACGACTTTTGACATCAACGAGACTATGGACAGCATCCTTGAATCAGTAACGCCCGACACGGTAACCCCTGTAACATACTCTCATATTTCGAGTGATGACGGTGCTCTTTATGTCACGGAGGGGAAATTATGACGAATAGATATAACGAGTATTTGCAAACTCTGAAAAAAGGTGCAAGAAAAATCTCCCGTCTCGAATTTCTCCAGCCTGATGATTCCGTGGCGTTTTTCCTCGACGGAAATTCAAGGCGACCCGTGAGAGGCAAATACGACAGCAGGGCTTTTTTGCAGGACGGCAGCCTGAATGTCTCACTGCAAAACGGTACACGGAGAAGCGCGAATATTGTTTTATCGAATATTGACGGTGCCTTTGACTACAATGTAAACAACATTTGGTTCGGAAGGCGCGTGAGGCTTTCAAAAGGCATTATTCTTGATGACGGAACGGAGTTTTACCTGCCGCAGGGGACTTTTTACCTGAAAAACCCTACGGCGGCACTGTCTCACGACACAAACACCATGAGTTTTGAGCTTGTCGACAAATGGGCATATCTCGACGGCTCTCTGCTCGGAACGCTCGAGAACACATATCAGGTAAATATCGGCACGAACATTTTTAATGCGATTGCCTCGATACTCCGTCTCTCAAAATACAGCTATGCTTCGGGAAATTTCCCCATGGAATGGATGATAGACCCTGTCACGCCTGTTTTTACAAGCTACTATAACGGTAAAACATATCTTGCCGCAAGGGGCGACGGCAGTGTATCCGAGAATGTGCAGATGACGGCAGTACCGTTCACGATTTCCGAAAGCGGTGGCTCGAGCTTCGCACAGATTATTCTCGCCCTCAACGATTGCATCGCGGGGCTCATCGGATATGATGCAACGGGTGCGCTCCGCATCGAGCCTTCGCAGGATGATGTGGACGATTCTGCAAAGCCTGTATTATGGGATTTTTCGACGAATGAGAACATGCTTTTCTCAATCTCCGAAACATGGGCAAATGCCGATGTCAAAAACGATGTGATTGTTGCGGGCGAGGGGGCTACCGGACATGCCGTCTACGGCAGAGCGACAAACCGCGACCCGAAAAGCGATACCAACATAAACATTATCGGCAGAAAGCTATACCGCGAGGACAAAGCCGAATACTGGAACGCCGACCAGTGCGTGGCACTTGCAAAATATTATCTCAAACGGAAATCGGTACTGCAAAAGACGGTAACGCTCGAAACCGACCAGATATTCCACCTGCACGAAAACAGGCTTATTTCCGTCAGGCGCGAGGACAAAGCGGGACATCCCGTAGAAAGGCACCTGATACAGGGCTTTACGCTTCCGCTCGGCGAAACGGGCGCGATGAGTATAAACGCAGTGAGTGTAAACGACTATCCGCAAATTTCCGTCACGGCTTCGACGGATTTTACAGGAGGCAAATCATGAAAAACAATCTGAAAGACAGCAGAGACATCCGCACGGCTATAGAAAATATAGCGCGTGAAATATGCCGAGAGGAAACAAGGGATTGCCTGCGGCTTTACAAAGCCACCGTAACAATGGCGGCGGCGGTGGGCGGCTCGGAAATGGGCGTGAAGCTCGTAGGCGATGCGACGGAGCTTTTCCTACCGTACAAATCTACCGTATCGGATGCCGCAGTCGGCTCTGCGGTATGGGTGGCAAAAATCTATGGCTCATGGCGAAACGCCATAGTCTGGGATAAAATATAAAATCAGGAGGTAATTTTTATGCAATCGCAAACAACGCAAATCGGTATTGTTTCTCCCGTAATAAAAGGCGAATGGAAAAGCACGGTGACATACAACAAGCTGAATATCGTCACACACAACGACGTCTCCTTTATCGCCTACGGCACTGTTACAGGGATAGTCGAACCCGGTGTTACTGCCGGATGGGAATCATACTGGATGAAGCTGTCCGCAAGCCCTATGCCGATGGGCGAATGGAACAGCACAACAACATATCCGTATCTTGCCATTGTAACGCTCGACGGCTCGAGCTACATAGCAAAAGAGGAAAACTACAATAAAAACCCCGCTACTTCTTCCGCATGGCAGCTTATAGCCGAAAAAGGCGATGACGGCGGTTTCAGCCCGACGGCAAAAGTTGAGCAAACAGCCGATGGCGCAGTAATAACCATCACGGACAAATCAGGCACAACAACCGCAACGGTGACCGACGGCAAAGACGGCAAGAACGGGACTAACGGCACTGATGGTACAGACGGTACGGATGGCATAACGCCGACAATCGGCGCAAACGGCAACTGGTATCTTGGAAATGCGGATACAGGCAAACCTTCTCGCGGTGCAGCCGGTGAGACCGGAGCGGCTGGCAAATCCGCATATGCCTCAGCGCAGGACGGCGGCTTTACGGGCACGGAAGCGCAGTTTAACAAGGGCTTGTCTGTCATGGGACAGGTTGATGGCGTAGAAGATACAGACGTGCTCGGCATTGATACTACAGTGACGCAAAACAGCGGCAAGCTCATTACGAGCGGAGCGGTGTATAGCTCATTGGCAAGCAAAGAGGATAAAATATCCATACCTGATTACTGGGAATCGGCGCTAACCAATGCTGTGGCAAGAGCTAAAGCTAAACAGGATATATCAGGCAATAAATGTATTAACTTTATTATGTTTAGTGATATGCATGTAGATGCTGATTATCCTACTGATACTAACTATGTTAAGCATATAGGTAATATAGCAGAAATAGCATCTGAAAAACTTAATATTCCACTTGTAGCTATGCTTGGAGACCATGTAACAGCATCTATATCTCAAACTGTGGCAGATATGGAAGCTAATGGTGTGGCTTGTATGGATATACTCAAAAATATCCCTGATACTAAACTACTTAATATCCTTGGCAATCATGACATAAATGGTGGACAAGGTTATCTTACATCTTTGTCTCAACCTGTAATATTTAATACTCTACTTAGAGAAGAAAGTCAAGACTTTAAGAGAGTTTGGGACAGTGATGGTAGATATTTCTACATAGACAACATTCCACAGAAGACAAGATTCCTTTGTCTGTACACTAACTGGTGGGATAAATCAATATTAAGTGGTGATACTGTATCATTTAGATATCAAAATTCCTTTGGATTTGGACAACAGCAAATGGACTTTATAGTAAATGCTCTGTCAACAGCAATGGATGATTGGAATATAGTTATCTTAGAGCATACACCTGTAATAGCTGGTTATAATTGGAGGGAGTTGTCCTTGTACAGAGGAGTAATAAATGCTTATAAACATAGGACTACTTTTACTGATACATATACTGGTGATTTAAGTTGGCAAAATGTATCTGTAAATTGTGATTTTACAAATGCTAAAGGTAATTTAGTGGCTATGTTTACAGGTCATACCCATCAAGATTTAATTTATCCTGAAGGCAATACCTCAACTGCTGTAGATATCCCTGTTATAACTATTACTTGTGCTGCTAACAGTCCTTATGGTACTAATCCACCTATCAGAACTTTAGGCACAGCAAGTGAAACTGCATTAGACGTAGTGTCAATAGACACAGAAAATCTTAATATCTATATGACAAGAATAGGCACTTTAGGTGAAGCAGAAAGAAGTGTAGCATATACTAAATATCAACCTGCTCCTCCTATTACTAATCAAATACCTATATCTGTAAATGTAGCTGATAATAATATCTACAATGGCACAGGATATAAGGCATCTACAAGAATCAATTCCTCGGGTGCTGATGTTGCACTAACAAGTGGTACATCTCCAGCCTTTACAACTGGTTGTATCCCTATCAAAAAGGGTGATGTCATAAGGATGAAAAACTGTTGGATAGACCCTGATGGTACTCCAGAAGTATATGGACAAAATGCTGCTGGACTTAATATAGATGGCTATACTGGTGATGATAGAACCACCACATATAAACCATTAGGTGCTTGGGCACAATGGACTGATACTGGTACAGCTAAGGGCTATGTATCTGATTTTACTTATGATGACAGTGGTAATCTAAATGGATTTACTTATAACAATTCAGGTGGCACCACAGAAATAAAGTATATAAGATTTACTTTAGGTGGAAATCCTGAAGAAGCAATATTGACAGTTAATGAGGAAATTGTGTAAAGGAGGCAATATGAAAGTTTTATCAAAAAACAACAAAGTGCTTATCAGCGACGAGAATAAAGCCTTGCTTGCAAAAAATATCGTAGAACAATCAACTACATACAGTATAAACAATCAAGCCATTAAAGATTTTGATGAAAATGTCACTTATACTTCGGATTATTCGTATTCCGAGATGGGCACATATGACCATCCGACAAGCTATACAAAGTTAGGTTACCCTAACGGCGCGTCACCGTCTAATATCGCGGCTGGGACAATTCGGCTAACGGATATAAACATGGGCACAGAGTGGAGCTATGACATCGAGGCTGGTGAGCTTATATACAATGTTTCCCCAAATGGCATTTGCGGATATAAAATAACATCAAGTGGTGATGTCATTGCCGCAGGACAACTAAATCCGACAGGCAAGGTACGAACCCTATATGGCACAACTCTCAAAAACTGCCGAGACCTTGGCGGTTGGGCTTGTGATGGTGGTACAGTCAAATATGGCAAATTGTTTAGGACAAGCGAATTGACAGGATTAAGCAGACCAAATGAGCAAATAACAGATTTAGAAAAATCTATGTTTTTAAATCTACTTGGAATTAAATGTGAGGTTGACCTTAGAGATACTGCTGAGCAAGGTGGCACTGCTACTTTTGATAACTCTGTTGAGTATTTTCATCAAACAATTTGGGCTTATAAAGATACTTTTACAAACGATGAACGCAAAGCGCAAATAAAAGCGGTGTTGACCAAAATAATGCAAAATGCCGTGGAAAACAAGCCTACCTTTTGGCATTGTGTGGCAGGTGCAGACAGGACGGCAACTGTGGCATGGCTGCTACTTGGACTGCTCGGCGTATCACAAAGCGATTGTGATAAAGAGTATGAGATTACCTCTTTGTCGGGACCGACAAGATTTAGAAACAAAGACTATGCTAATCTTGGATATCTATCAGGTTTATATCATTACGTGTCAAATCTTGGCAAATCTACTTTTAAGAATAATATAGTGGAAGCCTTTAGGATAATTGATATAGACGAATGTCTCGTAAATGCCTTCCGCCTTGCAATGATTGACGGAAATCCTACCGCAATTACATATGATATCCCTCCGCTGTCAATTACAGCTAACGGTACTTATGATGTATCTAAAGCCAATCAGGCTATAGTAAATGTGCCTGTAGCTGCGCCGACATCATATAGCGGCACTGTTAGCATAGAAAATACATCGCAATCAACCTTGAATATAGATTTGGGCTTTTCGGGATGTGCATACTTCGCCATTTTTGCCACTGCAGCACCTGTCGACACAAACACTTGTGATGCCATGGCGTGGAATAGTACGACTAATTACAGCGCATGGTCAAGATACCGCGGCTCATATAATCAGGGCTACGGTGCAGACGGCGGCACGGTCGAAGTGAGTGGCAACAGCATTACCATAACCGCAGGAACAAATCTTGCATTTTGCAGGAACACGACTTATAAATGGATAGCAATGTAAAAAAAGGAGGCAATATGAAAGTTTTATCAAAAAATAATAAAGTGCTTCTCGCCGACGGCAAAGCACTCCGAAATTTAAAACTGCCAGCCGCGTATCAGAAAGTAGCATATGTGCAGTCGGCACAGAAATAGCAAGTTACCCGCAAGTAAAAATAAAAATTTAAAATTAAGGAGATACAATTATGAACTGGAACGATATTTTATTTACAACCATCGGCATTATACTCACAGCCGTTATTACATGGCTCGGAAACAAATTTTCCGCCTTTCTGACGGCGCATATCAAGGATGCGAAAGCCCTTAAATACATGAGAGATATCACGCAGATTGTACTCAATGGCGTTAAGGCTACATATCAGTCGTATGTTGAGGGTCTGAAAGGCACCGACGCATGGACAAAAGAGGCGCAGAAAAAAGCTCTTGATATGGCACTCGACACTATAAAAAACCAGCTCTCGGACGAGCTTATGAAATTTATCGCGGAGAACTTCGGCGATGTCGAACGATGGCTTATCGGCAAAATAGAATCATCCCTGTATGACCTCAAAAACAAATAAAAAAGCAAAGGAGACTCTTTTATGAGCGAGTTTACAATGCCCGAGCGCATGGCAAAAGTGGAAGAACGCGCAAAATCAAACACGCACCGCATCGACCAGCTGGAATCACTTGCTACCGAGATACATCAGCAGAACATAGCTATAACCGAGCTTTGCGGAGAGCTGAAACGGACAAACGACAATGCGGAAAAGACCGCCGCTATCGTAGCCGACCATGATGACAGGCTGGACGCTATAGAGAGCAAGCCTCTTGTGCTTTGGGACAAAATCAAAATAGCCGCCGCAAGTGCTGCCGTAACCGTGGCGGTGACCGCGATAGTCGGCGCACTGATGGCACTTTTGCGGTAATGCGCCCTGTGGTTTAAAATGCGGGGCTGTGCGGCGATTTGTGCGTTTGCGTATAAGTTTACCCGAAAAACACGAAACGCGCTGTATCAGCCGCGTAGAGGTTCACACGGGCATATTGCAAAGAGCAGCACGCAACGCGCAACGACCTGAAATAAAGATTACAAACAAAAAAACAGCCTTTGCGGGCTGTTTTTTTGTAATTATATCAAATCGGCAAGGATGAGCCGCATAAGGTACTGCGGCGGGTCGGAGTGATTGTTTGTCTCTGTCAACCAGTTTTGCATCGTGCGCCGCGGGATGCCGTACTCGCGGTAAAAATCGGCTACGCTGCCACCGTACAGCCGGAGCAATGTGTTTATGCTTATTCCGTCGCGACACTCATACAGCACCGTTAAAACCTCGACGGCTTTACTCGCGCCGTCATCCTCGTAATAGCTGTCGTCCGGCAGCGAGCCGCCGCACTCGCCAATGTAGCCTTCGAGCGTGCTGCACTCCCGAGCTGCCGCTAATAATCTTGTGACCTCTGATAATTTCATGACGGCAGTTCATCCATACATTCGCACTCGTCGCGGTAGGGACAATCAGCGCAGCCGACTTCGCGCATGACATCGCACAAAATTTCTACAAGCTCATTATCATCTGCATCTGGGTTGACATCATCAGGGCTAAGCCGTGCAGCCAACGAAGCAATTTGTTCGTAACTCGGGTTCGGAAAATCTTTGCCATTTATCATAATGTTAATGATTTCTCCCTCGTTGATAACCATTGCGCAAGACCCATCGCGCGAGATATACGGACGGCACCAAGACAAATTCTCGCCTGTTTCCATTGTTTCGTACAATTTTATTTTCTGCTTCTCCATTTTCTTTTCCTCCTCTTGCATTTATGCTTTTAGTCTTTCAGCAATTCGATTATTTTTCCTGCGTTCGATTCGTGCAGTAATATATAGTATTTCAAAAGTCCGTATGCTTCGAGACCGCGAATTTTTGCCTCCTCGATATTTCCGCCGCAATGTTCATCTGCCAAAGCCCGCAATGTCTCTTGCCTATCGGCTAAAAGACTGTCCGCCGTTGCGGCAAATTCAAATTTTTTCTCGGTGCAACTGTTTAAAAAATCTCTGCGCAAATTGTTCGCATATGCAATTTGTTTTTCCGATACGCCCGTGACCAGCGGCAAATTGTATTTTTCGATAAGGGCGTTTGCGCGCTTTTCCGCCGCGTCTTTTATGCGCGACAAGTAGCAGTCTTTGCACTCGTCATAATGCTCGGCGGCATAACTTTCAAAATTATTCGCATCCGCACGATTAAAGCAGTTTTTTTCAACGACAAATTCCTTCCCGCATGTGGCACATATGCATTTTGCTTTTGCTTTTGCCATTTCTTTTTCCTCCTTGCCTTTTGGCGTTTTCTGTTTATGCTCTTATTATAGCACCGTTTCGGTGCTTTGCCAATAGCTTTTTTGCATTTTTTTGCAAAAACAAACTCTTTGCGATGGCGTTCCCGCTTTTTCTTATGCCATCTCGTCAAACACGGCGTTTATCCGCTCGGCGGATTTTGACTTATTGAGCACGCTCACATAAATCTGTTGCGTGGTGCGTATGTCATTGTGACCGAGCGCATTTTGTATGTCGCGCATAGGCACGCCCTTTTCATCCCACAGCGAAGCCGCCGCATGGCGCAGGGCGTGCACGCCTATTCCTTTTCGCCCTGTGACTTTTTCGATATATCTGTTTACCATCTGTAAAAGTCCTATGCTTGAAAATTCATGCCATGCGGCACCGTTTGTCGTCTTGCCGTTTTCGTCGGCGTCCGAGCCGAAAAGCAAATCATTTTCCGTGCACCACATAGGGCGCACCTCGCTGTTAAGGTAATCCGTGACGGCTATGCGCGAAAGCTCGGGAAACGGTACTGTTCTGGATTTTCCGCCTTTGCCGTTTTTCAGGGTAATTGTGCGCCGCTCGAAGTCGACATCCGACAGTCGCAGACTGCGCAACTCCGCATTCCGCATCCCCGTCTGTATAAGCATAACTATCATCGCACGGTTGCGCAGGGCTGTTTTTCTGTTTATCTCCGACGGTGCATCGGAAGATAAAAGCCTCTCGATTTCGCCGAGCGTGAGAAGCTGATATTCTATTTCGCGCTGTTTAGGCACTTCATCCAAATCAACGGGATTTTCGCCGGCAAGCCTCACTTTTTTTGCCCACGTGAAAAAGCCGTGCAAAACCATCATGTAATGCCGCACCGTATTTATCGCCGCGCTCTCGGCAAGGTTCTCGCGCCATCCTATCACGGTGTCAAGGCTTATTTCCGCGCCTTCTGCCATGCCGCAGGAATCCATATAGGCGGCAAACTTATCTAAAATCATGCGGTAGCTTGATACCGTTACCGCGCTTTTGTTTGTGGACGGCAGGGCGGAAAGATACCTTTCCGCCGCCGATATGTATTGCTGTTTATTCATCCTTAATTCCTCCTTAATTCCTCCTACTGCGCCGAGCAGGAAAGCCATGCAGAATTTTTCGCTCTGTCTGTTTATGCTCATGCAGAATTTTTACCTTTTGCTGTTTACAAAGTTTCAAAAAAAGCCATGCAGAATTTTCCGCGTTCGCTGTTTAGATGCGCTGATAAGTTTTGAACGCTCTGCGCTCGACTTCGCGCAGAATTTTCGCCGCGCTCTGTTTATTGGCTGGGAGCATGAAATCAAAGTTTATCAGCCTCGCGGGGGCTTTTGCGTCGCCGCCTAATTTATGCTGGGGGTTGTAGTAGCCATGACAAAAGCCTTCTTCGTCCGTGGCGTATGTCTCAACGCTCCAATACGACGCGAGTGGGGCGGGCGTGCTTCCAGCTCTGTGCCATGCCGCCGCCAAATCCGCGCGGCTCTCGGGGTGCGTTTTGCACGCTGTAAATCCTATCGTTATTTGCTCGCCGCGGCTGTTGCGCTCTGCAAATGTCAGATAAAAGCGATTCGGCGCGACGGTCTCAACGCTGTATCTGCGTTTCGTTGCCCTATCAAAATTGATTTTCATCCGTTTCGCCTCCTCGCCTTTTGATTATGCCGTTTTTCTCGGCTTCGCTGTTTACGCCCATGAGCAGGAGCAAAAGCACGGAAGCAATGATATTTATAATTTTTTTCATCTTGTTTTCCTCCTCTTCGCGAAGCATTCGCGGGTGATTATATTCGGGTGTTTGCCTGTGTCGGCGTATCGCTGGCAGCTCGGGAAGGGATTATAGCCGCTTTCCGTTGCCATCACTCTGTAAAAGTGTTTGCATCGCCTGCAATCGTTTTTCATCTCTTCATCCTCTCCGCCTGCCGCTATTCAGGGCGGCAGGCTTTTTATAGTGGTCTGTTTACCTCTGTATCGTGTCTATTACCGGAGTAAATCCCTTTTCGGCGTAAAACTCTATGACATCCCGCATATATTCGCGGGCGGTGCTTCCGGCATTTCGCACAAAGTATGATATCACGCCATTTTCACGGCGCATTATATCGCGCTTCAGGCTTTCGGGTATGGGCGGCAGTTTTCCGCGGTATATGGCGGCGTTTCCGTCTTTGATGATAAATTCGGCTGCTTTGCGCTTGCCGTCAATGGTCATGCAGAGCCGCGCGGCGTCGCTGTATTGCGCATATGGGCGCGGGCAAATACTCTTGAGCGTTCCGCGACTGTCAGAGACTACGCACAAATCAGAATAATATAACACCGTGACGGGCTCGCCCTCTTTGAGGTTTGCGCTCTCGAGCTGTTTTTTAGCTGTTTCAGGGAAATAGAAAGGGGCGCGGAGGCTTGCGCTCTCGGTCTGTTTAGCTTCGTAGTCCCCGAAGGCTTCCGCCGCGGAAGCCTCGGAGGGAATGCAAACATATCGCGCATAGTCGAATCCTTCGGGGTCAATGACAAATTGCAGGACATCGCCGAGATAAACGGCTACGCAGTTATTCATATAAAATTCTACGCTTTCGCGCTGCTCTCTGTTGAGTTTGAAAAAGTTGTCATTTGTGACGCGCTCGTCACTTGTAGCCGTTCCGCCCATTCCGGCGAGGAATGAAAAATCGCAGAGGAACAGCCCGCAAAAATCATTGAAAATTGCCGCATCTGTAAAAATGACTTTCCGAGTGATTCGCGCCTGCTCTGTTTTATCGCTTCCGCGCTCGTTGATGGATTCGCGCACTTCTGCGATGTTGTTTTCCTTGCCGATGCCTGATTTCAACCCGTCAATCATGATTGCGGCATCTTCGGCAAGCTCCACAATTTCAACGTGCTTTTCTACCGCGTCAATTTTCTTTTTCGTCTCGGCTGCTTCTTTTGCGGCATTTTCCGCGTCGATTTTGCGCTGTTTCTCGCGTTCTTCAAATTCTTTGCGGCGTGCGGCTTCGTCTTTTTCTTTCTGCTCTGCGGCACGGCGGGAGAAATCCGCCGCGTCGCTGTTTTGCTCGTCCGTTGCTTCGGTCTGTTTGTATTCGCCCGATACAGTTACATTGCCATATAAAACATGATGCGCGCCGTAATCAGCATAAACATCGCCATCGTCGGCATCGGCTGCGTTAAAAAGCTTTTTGCAATATTGATATATTGCTTCGAGCTGTTCGCCGTTTTCGCAATGGTCGCACAGGTCGCGCCAACTCGTCGCATCGGGATTACCTTTTACAAGTACGCGCGCATAGGGCGATGCGATTATACGGATATTGCAACTGTCGAGCCAGCCCGCGCCGCCGGAGGTAATGGAAAATTTGACCTCCGGGAATTGTTTTTTCAGATGCTCGCGGAAGTATGCCGCCGCGGCTCTGTCATAGCCCCAATTTTTAGCCCGTGCAAGCTCTTTTATTGCCGTTTTGATTTCGTTTTCCGTGCCGTATTCGGGGAGTTTGTCCGTTCTCGTGCGCTCCCAAAGGGAGGCGGCGCGTGGCTTGCTTGCCTTTGCAACCGTCTCAGGCTTTGCGGGTGCGTCTGTTTTGTCGGCGTTGTCTATCGCTTCGCGCGTGGCTGCCTCATCCGCGAAACCGTACCAAAGTTTTTTAGCGGCGTTCCAACGATATTTTAACGCGCGGATAGCTGTGCGGACTGCTGCCGACGGGATGCCGTTAAATGTAATCTCAAGACTATTAAAATTTGCGTTTTTTGTGATTGTGTATTCCATTTTTAAATCCTCCATGCCTCACGGCGCTTTTATAAAAAATTTTGTTGACTTTTCCGCCCTACTGTGTTATAATGGAGGCGCGCAGGGGTAAGGCTCCCCGCGTGCCCCTTTGGGTCTAAATAGTGAGTGATTTTTTTAAGCTGGTCACTCGCTATTTTTTTATACTGCGTGCTCGCATTTGCTTTTAGTCTTTTAACAATTCGATTATTTTTCCCGCGTTCGATTCGTGCAGTAATGTATAGTATTTCAAAAGTCCGTATGCTTCGAGACCGCGAATTTTTGCCTCCTCGATATTTCCGCCGCAATGTTCATCTGCCAAAGCCCGCAATGTCTCTTGCCTATCGGCTAAAAGACTGTCCGCCGTCGCGGCAAATTCAATTTTTTTCTCGGTGCAACTGTTTAAAAAATCCCTGCGCAAATTGTTTGCATATGCGATTTGTTTTTCTGATACGCCCGTGACCACTGGCAAATTGTATTTTTCAATAAGGGCGTTTGCGCGCTTTTCCGCCGCGGCTTTTATGCGCGACAAGTAGCAGTCTTTGCACTCGTCATAATGCTCGGCTGCATAGCTTTCAAAATTATTCGCATCTTTGCGGTTGTAGCATGTTGCTTCGACGGTAAATTCCTTCCCGCATGTTGCACATATGCATTTTGCTTTTGCTTTTGCCATTTTCTTTTCCTCCTTGCCTTTTGGCGTTTTTTTGTTTTTGGCATCTGGTTTGCCTTACGCGTTTATTATAGCACATATTGTGGATGATGTCAAGCATCATCCGCAAGAAACTTTTCAAAATGTTGCACAAAATTTTTATATTATTTTTGTTGATTTTGCATATAGCACATAAAATGCCGCGCATGTTATAATAATATAAAGTAAGCAAGCCGGAGGAAAAAAATGGAAGAAAAAGAAAAATTTAATCAGTCAAAATATAATTATCAGTGGGCGCAAGAAAATTATTATCGCTTAACGGTCTTATTGCCAAAAAACCAAAAGGACAAAATCAAAGCACACGCGGCTAAATGCGGAGATGCAAGCGTCAACGCATTTGTCAACCGTGCAATAGCTGAGGCAATGGAGCGAGACACCGCAAGGCTTGACGCGCAACAGGCGGCAGAGCTGGAAGCTCTCGCACACGCTCACAAGCCCGCCGGAACATAATCAAAAAAGCGCGTGCACCGTCGCCCCCGTCAAAGGGCAAAAAAAGCACACGCGCACGCAATAGGCAAATCGGGCGACGAGCTGCAAGGCAACGCACGCGAGACCAGACCAGAGCCGGAGCGCAACCAAACGCCGAACGCAACCGCAAACAGCAAAACACACAAAAAAGCAAAACCGCCACAAATGCCGGAGAGCCACACCCCGAACCGCATAAGCCAGCCGCACACGCTCACAAGCTGCGAACCGTCTTTTGCCTCGGGCGCATTGTCTCCGCTTCTGTCGGCGGTCTTTTTGCGCTATTATTATTTATATTGCAGTAGTATATTATATCTCGCTTAATATACTATATGCCATTATATAAATTATATCAAGACTAAATATTATATTTACATCTCATAAATTATATTACTATCAAATATTATATTTTATCTGTGATATATATTATATTATAATAAATAT